CCGCATCGTGGGTGGATGGAGATCGTAAGAAGGCTGCTGTGCTGACTGAATTTTACCGTTCCGTTTGCACGAAGAAAGCGCCCACTGTGTACCCTGTGTCTGAGGCCGTACGGGCTTACTCGTTTGAACCTCACTTGTACAACCAAGAAGACCGTCCCAAGATGGACGCTTTCATGAGCCCACTCGTCCATGAAGCGTTCGTCCCCGTTCCCAATGCCGCCGGCGAACGCCGTTGCGTGAAGGGAAGGATCAATGACCTTAAGAAGGAAGAACCTAAATTTAGCCCTTTCGTTCAACAATGTATCAATGACTTTGTTGCGGAAGTAGTGCGTGGAGTGATCCTTGAACCAGTAGACGTTCAAGAAGTGGTCGAAAAACAAACCAGACCCCAGCAGAAGCTGTCCCTAGCCAAGGCGTTCTTGGCGGGACCAGCCGTAAGCCGGGTCTTGAAATGTTTCGTTAAAGCGGAGGCTTACGGGGGCCTGAAAGACCCTCGCAACATCTCCACTTACAATGACAAGGACAAGCTTACTATGGCACAGTTTGCGTTGGCCCTGTCACGACACCTGAAGCAATACCCGTGGTACGGACCAGGGAAAACGCCCATAGAAGTCGCACAACGCGTGGCAGACATCTGCAGCGAAGCAGACATGGTAAACGTTTCCGACTACCACCGGATGGATGGCACTATTAGCTACCTGCTCAGAGAAGTCGACCGAGCGGTGTTTATGAAGGCCTTTAAACACCACCGGCCACAATTGAATGAACTACTGAAGAGGAACTGCGACAACAATGGAATTTTGCCCAATGGGACGCGGTTCGATCAAGGACCCTCACACGGATCTGGATGCTCTGCTACGAGCACGTCTCAGACTCTACGAGCAGCTTTCACAGCATACCTCGGTTTCAGAAACTCGACACGCCCTAGTGGCCAGCGCTACACATCTGAACAAGCCTTTGGATCCCTCGGAATCCACCTTGGTGATGATGGACTGGACGCTGACCTTGCAGTTGAGAACCATACCTGGGCCGCCAAGAAAGTCGGACTTGTGCTTGAAGCAGGCACTGTTAGCAGAGGGTTTAGAGGAGTCACATTCCTGGCGCGCTATTATTCACCAGACGTGTGGACAGGACGTCTTGACTCTATGTGTGATGTCAAGAGACAGCTGTCCAAGTTCCACGTTACGCTTCGCCTCCCTGCTGGGGTTACGGCTGAAGCAAAGTTGGTGGAAAAGGCAATGGGATACGCCGCAACAGACGGGAACACTCCCGTCATTGGCGAGTACTGCCAGAAAGCATTGGCACTTAGTGACGATGGACTTCGTAGATCCAATCTTGGTATTGGGTCGTGGTGGAGTTCCTTCGATGCAACCGTACAATTCCCGAATGACAACAGCGATGGTTGGATGGACTCGGAGTTTACTACTCAGTTTCCAGAATTCGACCGTAGATTGTTCACTGACTGGTTATGCACAGTCGGAACCGTTGGACAGCTCGTGCGTGCCCCTTTGTGCGCTGAGCCCACGGCCCCGAAACCTACAAGCGTATCAGTCGTTGTGGACAATGATGTCATTCCACCGACAGCGGGAGGAGGGGTGCCGGCGCTTACGAGCACCGAGCCCACCCAGACCTCACCAATGGTGGAAAATGTCAAAGCCTGCCGCAAAGCCAAACAGAAACCTACCCAGATCCCCAGACGCCGAGAAGCGTCCACAAAGTCCTCCAAACAGCGAACCCCTGCAGATAAACCAGCGGATTGTAAGAGAGGCCGCTCAACTAGCCGAAGAAGCAAAGCATCTTGCTCGGTTGAGACGCGCGGAAGTACTGGTCCGCGACCCCCCAAAACTGAAACTAAGTAAGTGGTGGGGCGACGGTGGTCATTGAGCCCACCAAGAACGTGAGAGAGTGTGCACGTTCAACACAAC